CCCATATCCGCCAAAAACTTAGCGTGATCGGCTTTTGCTGATTGTAATGATTTTCGTTTAGATTGCTTGCGCTTTGACTTTTCAATAACACGTATTCGCTCTAAATGCATTGCCATATTGACTACCTCCGATAGGTAGTTTATACCATATACTGTGTTTTTTTATCCAGTGTAGTGAATTGTAGCACCATACTTACGTAGGATACGCAAGCTTGTTCTGTAATAGCCATTCAAATAGGATAAATCAGAAGATGAACCAGGCAGATAGACATGTACTGGCTTACCACAAGCAGCTGCAAGATGAGCACACCCAGAGAGTGCACCATGAAATTCTGTGCAGGCGTTGATATACTTAATCTTATTACTTACTGAGATATTATTACCACCGATATCGTAATAATCAGCATTATTGGTTTTCCAGGTGTTTACATATGAATCAGTCAGTCTTCTTTCAGAAGTGGTAGCATCCCACTGACAAACATAGGTATGTGCCTTAGTTGCATCCACTGAATTATTAAGTGGTGCTGCATAAGTGAAATCGTCAGCCATGGCATGTGTAATATCAATTGGCACCATTGGAAATTCTGTTGTATTTTTAGCTGGCATGCCAGGTGAATCATCATTAAATAAACCACCGACAATTTCAGAATCATATTCAGTCCAATACATAGTGGCATCTGCTGATCTACTGAAATTGCTTGTTACAATAGTCGAATCAAACTTGTTTCTCGGTACATATATTGTTCCACGCTCATTTTTTACAAGTCCAGCCATAATCACATGCCAGCCAAGACCATACTTCATTTGGCCTTCTTCGCTATCACGATTCATATAAAATGGCATATATTTGCGTGTATGCTTTCTTTCAAATGTTGGTGTAAAGTTTCCTACCATCGTTCTGTTTCTCTTTTTTGTTTCCAGTCATAGCACCACTGTACAAATTCATCTTTGTTAGGTAGCCTATAACTACTGTGCGGCATCATGCCTGCAAATTCACCTTTATAATATACATAATGCATGTACTTACGTACATCATCATCTTCATCTAGTGCACTGTCGTAGGTAAAATCACCGTAAACCATCTTTACATCTGTCATGCAAATACCGTTTTACCAGATGATATTTTACCTCCAAATTTCTGATCACGACCGTGCTTGTCACCAAAGCTAAGTTCAACTTGACCATACTTTTTGTAAAATGCCTCTGCGTCACCTCTGTTAGTAATGCTATACATTCTTTCAGTATTGTAATCATAATACATCAGCGTATCGAACTTGGTTTGTTCTTTATAATCCATAAACATTTCTACGAATGTATATGCACCATACTTATCAAAGTTCAGGCTGTAATCGCTATTAATAAACTGACTTACATTGAGCCTTTTCTTATAGATTTTATCATGAGCATAGTCAAACAACTTCTTCATACCAATGAGTGAGTACTTGTTTTCGCGAAAGTAATCACCTAATGGGAATTGTTGTTTACCACTTGCTTTAAGTTTCTTAACTGACATCAGTGCAGCAGCAGCTTTAAAGTCAGATGGGAATTTCAGGTCTTTGATGCCTGTAATTTTCTTTGCATTTTTTGCTACATCTGAAATGACCTTGCTTGGATGCACAAGATTTTTAGGTGCAATACCAGCACCTGGTGTTTTAACTTCTACAGTACCAATGCCTGGCACCTCAAGATCACCAAGCTTTGGTTTAGATAGGTTACCCAATACAATAAAAGATACTTCACCAGCACCAATATTAGTAGATGCTCTTAATAAAGATGCATCTGTCATGTTGCGGGTTTTATTCATTACAAATTCACATGCTTTTTTATCTGTGTAATAAGAACTTACCTTCTTAATACCCTTGTGTGAATCATTAATAATTTTCTGTACACTCATGAGCGGCTCACCAGAAGCCATACGCTCAGTCATCTTTACCTTCTCTTCAAATGTCAACTCATTCGCTCGAATGAAGATACTCTTCAGAACATCAATTAATGGCAGACCAGTTAAACCACACTGTTTAGCCCACATGTCAAGGTTCTTATTGATAATAGGTGTATTCAATGCTGACATGACATCTTCAAGAGCTCTTGCTGAGTCAGCTGAAGAGTCCAAGTCATTAATATATTTCAAGGCCATAGACTTCAGGTCGTCATATCGGCCTTCATTTAAAAGCTGATGATATTCTGCATGTTCATAGAATGGAATCATTTCTGCCAACCTTTAATATATTTATCACTAAAATTAAAATGGCTGAAGGCAATACGATCAACAAACTTAACAGCTTCACCCTCTGTCGGGTTGATTGCAACATAGCCTTCAGCACCAGTCACCTTGAATCCATCTTTTGTACGAACAAATGATTTTTGACTATTGATTTTCTCAAGCTTCTTGATTACGGCTACTTTACCTTTAGTCATAAGGTCAACAAATTCAAATGCTGCTACAAGGTCACGGAAGTTGTTGGTTGCAGTCTGTATGAACTGCTTCATCATTGTGCGCTTCTGTTCTTTAGCAGCATCTGTCTTGACTTTAGACACAACCTTGTCTTCGAAGTATTTCTCTACATAATCGAGATATTCTTTAGCGGCAGTGGATGGATTTGGCAATTCACCATTACGGATCTTACTGTTCACAAATGTCTTTACACCAGCACCAACAGCACCGCTTGGTAGTGTAGACATTAATTTGGCAATCGAATTAAAATCACCCTTGGTAGATTTAGCAGCTCGAATGATACCTTCAATATATGTACCTTCCTGCTCCGTAAATGCTACATGACCTGCTTTAAAGTATGCATCATCCATCCAGACTGCAGAGTTCTGTTTCAACCTAAATACATCTACACCAAAGCTAGCTCTATATGTTGATAGATCACCTTTACCCTTGTATGTAGTATGCCATACGACACCAATATCTGCTTTACGTATCTTCTTACCGACATCGCTTTCAGATTCCCAGGCATATACGATAGTGTTAGGGTGAGCTGTAATCCAGCGTTTACCATCAATAGTCTCATACTTCTGATCACCTTTGGTAAACATTAAATCACCTTGCAGAACTGTACCGTCTGGTATACCAATCTTTGGAAAATGCTCGAGAGCATACATCAATTTCTTGGCTAAATCACCTTGGTGATTTGCTTTAATATCATCTTTTGTTTTATTGAGTTTAGCATTCTTATTAAAGACTGCCTTAGTACCTACAAAGAATTTACCATCAGCTGGATCTTTTCCAGCAAATATTGCCGGTGCACCATCCCATTTGACAGTCAATTTAGTGGTACCTTTACCGAGATTGTGAAGTACATCTTCTAATGATTTGATTGCTGCATCGGCACCTTTATTACCACGCTCAAAGATATCTTCATCAACGTGTGTAAGGTGCAGGTTTACTTTACTATCAGCAGCTTCAACTATAAAATCATTAAATTTTTTCATCTCTATTCCTAACCGCCAAATTCATGACCAGCAACTCGTTCCATTTGCTTTTTGAATTCGGCAAAACTTGGTTTATCCTTATAGAGCTTTATACTAATTTCATCTCTATCTTTTCCTTTGATGCGCCACTGGTAACCTTTTTCTTTATGTTCAGGCTTAGTCGTTTTGACTACACGGCGCTTGTAACCGGCTTCCCAAGACTCAGAACCTTCTTTAAAGGCACCAAATGTAATGAGTTCTCTATTTGAAATGATTTCAAAAAATGTCTTACTCGATACACCGTTAATTTTATTGTAGTTGTCTAAATGGACTTCAGAAGAGATTGGTCTGTATGTCATGACTTTATCATTTGGTACAATCAGTATTTGTCCAGTCGTTCTCATGACACCTTTGCCCTTATCGATACGAATAGGATTCATTTGCTTATCCTTTTCAGGAGTCACACCAATGGCATTCAGAAGCTGTTGTGGATCCAAAGCTTTCTTTACTTCGCGAGTAGCAATTTTCAATCTCGTGTTAGATGAGATACGGCTATCCTTTTGGTCTGGATCAGACATTTTGTAACCTGTCCAAGGCAACAAAATACCATGATTTGTTCTCACTACTATTTCTTTTGTCGATATTTCTTTTTTAATGTAATGATATTTTTCGTTCTCTTCTCCATAATTGGTAAGACCAGCTTCGATAAGAACAAGTTTCTTACCGTCTGTAACGAAAGTATTGCCAGGGATTTTAGACTCAATAAGAGACTTAACAGCGCCCTGGACGGTGCGTTGATAAAGCCCTCTTCTAATGCGTTGGCCATCAGGACTAGTCCAGTTTTGAGAATCACTAGCTCTGCCACCACCTTCTTTTTCATCTTTCTTAACCATAACCGATGCTGAGATAATTGAGATACCATGTTCGTTTAATCCTTCACTGTAACCAGTGGTGAGATCACGTAAGAATAATCTCTCAACACCGCCGCGTTGAGACTGTACCATTTTAATTTCTACCGGATAATTTCTGTCTCGGTTTTTAGCTATGACCCAACCGTGGTCTTTGAAATATTTAGCTGCTATGACACACATTTACTCACCTAATAAACGTGAGTTAACAACATCCCAATCAATGATATCTAAGAAATTCTCTACATAGAGTGCTCTATCATGACCAAAAGTATACGCGTAAGCATGTTCCCATAAATCGATAATCATTGCAACGTTATCTACAATACGGTTATTTGGAATGATATTAACATACCCAGCCGTATTCATAAATACCCATCCAGAACCTTGTAATCTACTTGCTTGTTCATGTACCGTCTTTTTAAAGTTCTCAAATGAACCATAACGGTTGTTGATTACATGTTCGGACTTGCCAATTGGTAGGTTGTTTTCCCTACGTTCTCTTATATTATCAAAGTACAAACCATGTAGGTGTGCACCTGCTTTATTAAACGCAAAATCTCCAACTCCATTATTGAAGTCTTTGATGTACTGTTGGTAAATTTTATTGAAGTGTATATCAAATCCAATTTCACTAATACACGGCTTCAGAGCACCAACATCATGATGAAAGTCTACAGACTTTAACGGCTTCATACTAGGCCTCCGATTTCAGGAGATCTTTAGCTTCGGCAGTCAACTGTCTAGCTTGACTATTTAATTCTTTTGCTTGTTTTTTGAGCTGCTCGGCATAGAGTTTCATCTCTTCTGCTCGCTCTTCTGATGTTTTTTCAATCACCTTAGCATTTGGATTGGTGATAAGATCAGGAAATGCAGTGTTTACTACTGAAAGATCGATACCATTGTAATTACCATCTTTCATCAGACAAATCATGCTAGCCTCATCAACATCTACAGCTTCCAACATTTCAATAAACATACGTTCTCTCTGCAATGCTGGTGTAGAATTACCTTCTGGGCAATCTACAAAACGTGGAAATACTTTCAGGTATGACCACAAAGATGCTGGAGACGGACCATCTGTTTGGTCGTTATTGTATGGTGGTGTACCTTCTGGTAGCAGTGAACGCACTGTTTCACAGAAGTTCCATTTTAACATATATTGTAATGGGGTATGGTCTGAAAAATCTCTCAGACGGTCTACTCGAGCCATGTCGGTTTCGAGTTTTTCAATTTCATCTAGGACTTCCCAGACTTGGTAATCGCGCGGTTTCATAATTTTTTCCTTCATATTATAGTTTCATGCCTTTACGTACACTATCATATACTTTTTTGGCATGTGATTGCAATGTCTTTGGTAAGCCAGAAGCAAAACCTTTTACATCTTCATCTTTCGCCAGCTCTCTCATCTTCGAAGCTGACATACCAGAGACACCCTCAGCATCAGGGTCACGTTCTCCAGCACTCGTAATGGTTATACTATTGAAATTATAGTCTTTTCCATTATATTTATTTAGCAGATCTCGGAAGCTATCTACACGGTCTGAGCCTACAACCATGATGATGTCATCATATTTCTTTTCTAATTCTTGAAGAACTTGAATGACTGTCTTTGCTTTGCTTCGTACTGCTATTTTACCAAAAGCTTTCTGCGCAAATTTAATTTTATCCATATAGGTAAGTGGATTTTTCTTTGCATCCTGGCTTTGGCTCAAATAGATAAACGGTTGCCCACCTTCTTGGCGAGCAACCGTTCTTACTTTATTGACTAGCTTTTCGTGTCCAACCGTTGGTGGATTCATTCTACCAAAAGTAAAGACTGCTAACATTATTAGTCAGTGTGACCAACTGCCGTTTCTACATATGCAGAATCCAACAGATCTGAATCAAAGCCTTTAGTCATATTGTCTGTGTCTGAGTCATATCTTACAGTTACTCGAAGATCTGAGTCAGTTGCTAATTTACCGAGTGGCAATGCATCTAGTACTTCAAAAGTACCATCGGCGTTTTTATAACCAAAACCGCCTTTAGAAGCATATACTTGAGCGTTATCACTATCCAGATTGTTTAGATCACTGGCCAAGTAATCACTATCTGAAAATGTACCGCCAACACCGGTTTGTTTAACGCGTGGTTTTACGTATGGCATTAGGAGTCTCCTTCTTATATTGTCGACTAACTATTTATTATTGGAGTGTTCTAACTTCAAAGTCTGAAGCTGATTCAAGAAGTAGTTTCAGCTGATTCTTCATCAGGTAATTCATCCAAGACATCATATTACCTTTAGGACCTTTATCAAATTCTGACATGATAGAATCTTTAAGGCGGTCTGGAGTACGTGTAAGATCGATCATTGTAGTATTGCGTGCTAGGCGGCTTGCTGTACTAGCACCAAGAGAATGTGGATCTTCTTTCAATGCAGCAATCTTTTTCTTGCTGAGTGGTGTTTGGCGTGTACCTTCTGTAATCAATACATCATCTTCTGATAAGCAGTTAGGAACACCATCGCCAGTGTCACCACGGCAGCATTTTTCATGTAATTCATCCAATGGATTTTCAGATACTACATACTTTTTCTGTAGATTAGACCATTGCTTTACATTAGGATATCGCTGCAATTGTTTGAAGTCACCATCTGGTGATACAATCATGATCGGCTCAGGGTTGTTCTGCTTTTCTACAATAGTACCAATAGCATCATCAGCTTCACATTCATCAACCCATACACAACGGAATGGTGATAGTTCGCGAATATCATCTCGTACCTGATTCATCATACCAAAGATTGCATTCCAATCATGAATACTATTATCACGATTTTTACGGCGATTAGCTTTGTATTGTGGGAATACTTGCTTACGCCAATTATTTCCAGCATCCATGCAAATGACCATTTCACCATAATCATCTCTATATTCTTCATTGTACCGACGAATGATGTTAATCATAATATGCCTGATCATATCAGTGTTTTCCTCAAACTTATCGATTTGAGGCATGATAGATGACATTGCAATGCTGGAAAAATCTAATAGAATCATACTAACTCGCTTGTATATTGATCTGTGTAACCGTGTTTACTATTAGGTATATACTTGCGGACATAGGTTTTTTTAAACAAAAGATCACCTTCCCATACATATTCACTATGTTCTTGTCTGCAATATTTCTTATGTTGGTCCTTATCAAAGGTACCGAATAATTTATCGTGTGTCATATTAACTCCAGTTTATATCCATTATGCTTGATGTTTGTGTTTCGGGTTGTACTTCAGCATTGTTCAATGCTTCAATATGTGTAGGCTGTTCTTCGAGATCTGTAACACGCATTTTAGAATAGTCTACATTGAGTAGCCAATTTCTGCGATCGGCTGGGTCACCATACCGGTTCTTAAGTTGGCTGAATCTAATTACACCTTCATCTCTAAGTCTATCGGTTGTAGTCATAGCAAAGAAGTAATCTGCAGTCATAGGAAGACCAAAGGATTCTGATACGGATGTCATACCAACATCTGTGTCTTCCATACCGGAACGATTAGTTTGTGTAGCAGTAAGAACAGGTGAACCAAATTCCATGGCAAGAGCACGAAGTTCTTCTGCAATGCATTTGATTTTCTCATATGAGTTTGCATTTTTAGATGCAGTCATAGATTTACAGATATTGAGATAATCAATACAAATAAGGTCAGGTACAAAGTTACGTTTCATTTCAAGTTCTTTTAGAAGAGCACGGAAATGAGCAGCACCAGCAGTACCAGTTGGATATTCTTTTACAACAAGTTTGCCTTGTGTTTTGGTACGTAAGTTAGCAAATCGTTTTAAGAATGAGTCTTTACCAATTTGGTCAAGCTCTTCACCAGTAAGATTCAATACATTTTGGTCAATACGCTGAGCAATCTTTTCTTCAGCCATTTCCATAGTAATGTATAGAACATTCTGACCACGTTCAAGAATACTGGATGTGATTGAACACATGAACAAGGATTTACCTACACCAGTACCGGCCATAAGAACACCAAGTGTTTTCTTTGGAATACCGCCACGTAAGATATAATCAAAGTGTTCAAGACCGGTTTCGAGTTTTTCTTCTTTACGATTATAGAATTCCCAACGATCTTCAACATCTTCAACATAGTCGTGACCTACAGACTTGTCAAATGATGTGCCGATAGCTTGGTGAAGAAGATCTGGAAGTGCAGACATAGGAGTCTTATGGTCATCACCGCCAATGACATCAACCGCTTTGTATACAGCATTGACAATGGCACGCTCTTGACACCAACCTTCAGTCTTGTCCACCAACCATTCAGGTTTATCGATAGCTTGTACTTCTTCGGCTTTTTCAAGAAATGATTGAACTTCTTTATAGATGGGTTCAGTCAGATCTGTACGAGACTCGACTTCAATAGACATTGCTGCTTTAGATGGAGATGTATTGTATTTGTTGAAATACTTTGCAATCTCTTGAGCAATTACCTTTTCACCTTGTGTCTCAAAGTATTCTTCCTGTATGAATGGAAGTACTTTACGGCAATAGTCTTCAGACAACATTAAGTTGTACAAAATGCCAAGCCGCATTTGACGAGAGTTTACTGACATATTAGATTATACCTGTGGGGCAGCTTGATTTACAGTTTCATTAATAATATCTAAGATGACATCACCAGCCAATTTGTGAAAGTTTTCATCATGCATGTACATACTTTCAGTACCTTCCATGGTAAGAAACTCAATTTCAAATTTTAGCTTATCATCTTCTTCTGACATTTCAATATCGACTGGACGCCAGACTACACCTTTGTATTTAGATGCACCTGTAATCTGAATCCATTGACCACCATCTGGGTCAACGAATGGGCTAAAGTTCTTCGGATTCGGCATTGTTACTCTCCTCTACTTCAATATCCTCTACTACAGCTTTGACTGAGCCAATTGCAAATCTTTGTTGAATTGCATCAGCAAATCCAGCTTTAAGTAGCGGTAACCAAAACTCTGCAGTGTTTGTATCTTTTTGGCGTGTCTTACCTGTAAGCACTTCTCCAGTATTTTTGTTAATACCTTCGTACCAACCGTTAGATGGTTTTTGAATCCAACCAATGTCTAGACCTACATCAAGTAAGCCTGACCATTTGTTGATACCACCTTCCCATGAGATACTCAATGGTAAGCGAGTCTTTTCACGTACAAAGCGAGATTTTTCTACACCAAGCATGAAATTATAACCAGTAATTTCTGTACCAGTTTTTTCTTGCTGACGACCCATAAAGAAGATCTGATTGGCTGAGTAGTAAATACCTGTACCACCAGACATGATGTCTCTTGGAAATAATCCAATTTCTTTGTATGTGTGATTGACTGCAATCATTGGAATATCTCGTGTTGTGAGATATGGCGTAGAAATCCTGAACAAAGATTTAAGAGCTTTAGCACGAGACATGTCTGCTACAGACTTACCGTCAAGTGCATCTTCTAATTCTTTCTTTGATGCAAGGTTACCAACTGAATCAATTACAATAACAACCTTATCACCGCGTTCGATGTTTTCAAGTTGTTTAGTTAAATCAAATTTCAGTTGTTCTACGTGTTCGATTGGTGTATGAATACAACGATCAGGGTCTACTTCCATAGACTGAAGATATTCAGGTGTGATACCAAACTCTGTATCATACAGCAAACACACTGCTTTTTTATGTTTCTTCAGATATGCAGATGCCATAAGCAAAGATAGGTTTGACTTAAAATGCTTGGATGGACCTGCAATAACCGTAAGGCCTGATGACAAACCACCATCAATAGAGCCTGATAAGGCAACATTGACAATTGGAATGTCTGTTGGGCAAAGGTCTTTTTTATTGAAGAGTTTAGATTCGGAAAGAACTTCCGTGGCTTTGACCGTACTG